TCATACTCTTTTAATACTATCCGCCCAAACATACCCTATGTACTGATCGGCCACACAGACCTTGTACCAGTTGTCCTCATAGCCGTCCCGGCCTAAGACATCCACACGGTTTCCTTTGACAAGCTTCGGCCACCCGGTGATCGCATCCGAAGCCTTCTTCGGTTCCAGATGGACCACACAGGTCTTCTGCACCTCGCCCACAAACCTGGCAAAGCCCTGTTCTGTACGATTGTCTTTATAAGCCTCTGTATCTACCGGCTTAACACTGTCCGCCCAGACATAGCCGATATGCTCATCTGCGATGCAGACTTTATACCAGCCATCCTGATAGCCATAACGTCCTAAGACATCCACCAGATTACCTGGAACCAGTTTGGGATACCCCGTGATCGCAGGAGAAGCTTTCTTGGCAGCCTCATGGACCACACAAGTCTTCTGTACTTCGCCTACAAACCGAGCAAACCCTTTTTGTGTCTGTCCTTTCTTCTTCACCTCTGCATTCAGCTTCGCTTGTGTTGCAGGTCCCGCATTTCCGTCCTGTTCCAGACCATAGTCTCCCTGGAATTCCACGGTAGCCGCCTTGGTAGCTGGACCGAAGTCCCCGTCCGCTCCATTCTTTCCGCAGTTATAACCGATCTTAATCAAATTCTTCTGATAGGCCTTCACTGTCTTTCCCTGGTCCCCTTCGCAAAGATAGTCCTTCTGTGGTGTATTTCCCAAATGCTCATCCATCCAGGCGGCTGCCGCATTCCAGTCCACCCGGCAGAATTTCGTCCCTGGAAGTTTGCTGTTAAAATACGATTTCGCGCAAACTCCGCCGCCGTTGGCAATCACCCCGGACGCCCCAGAAGTGTTCCCCTCAATGGTCTCAAAACGGTCGCCTACAACACTTGTCACAATTCCGGTATGGGCGAACGTGCCGCCGCGGTAAAAGATCACGATATCTCCCACCTCCGGGTTTGCATACTGAGTAAACAGGCTTCCCAGCGTCGGACAATACACATACGGCCAGTGCTTTAACAGCTTTGTAGCAGTTGTTTTATCAAAGGCCTGCATCAGCACCCAGGAGACAAACGCTGCGCACCATGCCTGCCCCTGGTATGCTGGATAAACATCCCGCCAATACTTAGTGTAGTTATTGCTGCCGGCATTCGCCGTCTTATCGTCAAGCTGGCTGTTGGAGCGTTTCTCCAGATAGCCGATTTCCCCGGACGCAATGGAAATCGCACGGTTTATTGCATCATTCTTACTGTACATGCCTGTACCCTCCTTATCATACTTTGTCAGTCCATATTGGTTCACCAGTGCCATGTTATTTTCTACATAGCTGCTGCTCGTTGCATAACCATCTGCTTTGATCGTTTCCAAGTAAATCCGTGGGTCTGTAATCCCTTTCAGGTTCTGATACCGCGATAGCTGTATAAACTCAAAATACCCCTTAACGCCCTCATCCATACTGTCATAAACCCGGAAGTTGTCCTTGATCGTGGTCAGACTCCCCGACTCATACTCTTCCTGGGTAGTCATGTTCACAGATGGGCCAGTCCACTTGGTTCCACACTTCAATCCAAAATAGTTGTGATACTGGGCTGCCAGACGACTCTCGCCCCACCCACTCTCCAAGATCGCCTGAGCGATCACTGCACTGCAGCACTTAATTCCATACTGTGGAGCGTATTTCTGTACATAACCGGCGATCTGGTTAATAAATTCTTGTTTCGTCATAGTTTCCTCCAAAAGAAAAGAGAGCCTGCCACCAGACTCTCTAATCTACTTCGCATGTTTATAACGCATCATTGATAATTGCACTATTAAATTCTTCCAATTTTTGTATGATTTCTAAATACTTTTCTTCATATTTTTCTTTCATGTCACTCACTTCTTTATACAAAGAAGCTTCATGAATTACCGTTTGTTTATGTACCCGGACGTAACTTACTTTATTTAATTTCAGTTCTGGGTAATCCGCAGGTACAAGTTCAATATCGTATTCACTGTCTAAATTTTCTTTTCTCGAGACTGTTGATATCGGAAGCACTGTATAATCATGGTTTCTTGGTCCCCCTATAATCAGTACTGGTCTTTTTTTGAAACTGTTCCTATGATTTCGAAGATCGTAAAAAGGGGTTAATGAAGTGTAAATTTTTCCTATCATACTTCTATTTCCTCTGCATCTTCAAATTCATCATAATACATATCCCATATGTGATCATATGGCCTGACTCGCTCTGCATCTTTTTTGATATCTTCTAATTTTAACTCTTCTGTACCAATATCTCCTTCACTCATCCCTTTTCTGGAATTCTTCCATGAGATTTCTTTATGGGACATTTCGCTAAGTTTCCAAGACGCCAAAGCCCCATACTCCAATATCACATTTCTTAGTATATATGCAGACTCAGCCGCAATCTCGTTCGTTTTTGCATAAATACCATCTTTTGTAAAGTTCTCTCTTACTGCCGGAGACACTGGGCCGTATTTCCAACCTTGAAATGTTTCCTGGAATAATGGTTCTCCGGTAATCGCGATATTTTCTCTCTGTGCAAAATAAAGTAATTTATGCAGCTTCATTTCATCTACTGCTTTACCTGCCTGTTTTTTGTACTCCTCAAAGATAAACTGAGCAACATCCAAAATTCTTTCCATTGTGTCTCCCCCTTTCTGCGTGATTTGTTTTTATTATCACACAAACAGGAAGGAAAATCAATATCCCCAAGAGATGCAGTTTTCTATTTCAAGATTCCTGATCGAAATCTTCCTTAGAATCTTTATTCACAATCTTATCTGCCACCTCCAGCCCTTTGATTAAAATTACAGGCACATGAAAACCTGCCTCCACAAAGTTCTCGCAAATCGACCGGATCTCGTTCATCAGAAGACTCGCCAGCACAAACCATCCCAGTAGCGTAGTGATTCCCAAATCTACACCGATGGCCCTGCCAATCTCAATGAATACGGCGGACGCCCCAAAAGCCACCATTACCATCAACCAGTAACCTAGCTTCTTTAGGACTCCCTGCCATCCTTTAACCGAATTCTCTTTCTTGGCTATACGGCTTTTCATCCACCCTGTCAACCAATCGGCCACATTCAAAAGCCAAAAAGCCACAAATAAAATCCAGTGTTCCCCTAAAATATAAGAAAGGACGGCCACTGCCGTCCCCACAATCGCGTTATACCCGTCAATGATCGGTTCTACGTAATTCATTTTCCTCATACCCTCCGCTCCTTATCATGAAACACATACCTTCACTTCATATTTTAAAATCTCCGGCGCAATCTCATAGGTGTATTCCAGCGCATATACTGCCCCTTTCACCTGGGGCTGAATCAATGCAGACAGCAGGACTTCCGAATCACTTTTCTTCTGTATTTCACACTCACCGCTTTTCTCGATTTCATTTCCCAGTCTCAGCACATACTTCGCTGAGCAAATCTCAAACGGCTGCATACAAGAACTGCGTACCTGGATACACACATATTTTCTCTCCCCAAGGGCAAACTTCACTTTTTCCGTCATATCGCCGCCTTTCTGCTGCTATTTAGCCGCGTATTATATTTTTCCGGCCGTAAACAGACATTTTTAGATAAGAGCAGACCGGCCACATACGGAAGCAACACAAGCTTCGCCGCCGTATGCGTATGCCAGAAAACCTGTACTGTACATTGCAGATGTCCGCGCGCACCCTTATCATTCTCCGCCCAAATCTCAATTTCCTGCAGTCCCGGAACTCTGGGAGCCATTCCTTCCCAATAGCCCGGTCTATCAGGAACCGGTGTAAATACGATCTCTGTGCTGTTTACCGTCCCCCATACCCGGACAATCATTGATCTGTCACTTTAAAGGTAATCCGAATTCTTCCTCCTGCATCCACAGTAGTTGCCTCGGCGGTAACTTCCGTGATAACCGGAGCTTTCGTGTCCAGGATAACCTTACGTGTAACAGTCGTGGTTTTCCCGAGGGAATCTTTCGCGACAACCGTAATGGTATTTTCTCCCTCATTTAGCGTGATTTCCTTGGAAAATGCTCCGCCCTCTTCAAGAGATACCTTTTCCCCATTGATCGTCACCTCTGCAAGTGTCACCGCCTCAGAGCCAGCAGCCGCCGTGCCAGCCACAGTCACCTTATTATTATTGGTCAGCAGATTATCCGCCGGACTGGTCACATTTAACGTCGGCGCCGCCGTGGAAACGACAAAGGTAACCGTTGCTGGATCAGAGACGTTTCCATCATTATCCTGAACAGACAAACTAACACTGTTGGAACCATCCGATAATCCCGTTGCCTGGTACGTACAAGTCTTCTTTCCATCTTCTCCATCTGCCCAGGAAAGCCCCTCTGTAATCTGCTGATTATTCAGCTTAAACACCACCGACGACATATTCAGACCTGAACCGCCGGCATCCTGTAATTCCATTACAATATTTTGTGTGGATGCCCCAAGTACAGAATCTTGTGTCGGAGATACGATCGTAGCCGTCGGCTTCGTTTTTTCCAAGACTCTGAATTTCAGTTCATCTCCATAAGTCTCATCCGAGCTGTCTAAAATTGCCTCATTGCCTGCGTCATCCAAAGCATGAATAGCCGCAGTAAACACATGATTAGGCTGGCTCCAGGACGACTGTGCCGGAGCATTTCCTTCCGCTGTCCAAAGCTTTGTCTCCTCACTATAAGTTGCCAGTATTTTCGTTCCATTCAGCATGACAAAAGCCTGCTTAATTGTACTCATATTCACCTTTTCCTCCTATTTCCTTATTGAAGTGATTGGATAATCATAAGGGTAATCAAACGGATAATCCGTTTCATACCACACTTCAAACTGAATCCTTATTTTCTCCCCGGTTTCCACCACTGTTTTCTCAGCCTGTACATTTTTGATCTCTATAGCTTTATTCACACACATATCCATCTCGCTAATCCACAAAATAAACCACGTGTAAAAAGATGGCTGTATTTGCCTGTATGGCTTCATAGCCACCGGAATTCGAAGAAAATGCACGGGATACTGTCACGGTTCCGTCCACGTTTACATGAATCTGAAAAACTTTGTCCACATTTGTATAACCTGGACAAATCACCATCTTAGAAGGTCGGTATTCTTCCGGCAACGTAATCCCTATCCGCACTTCCGTCGTAGAACCTCCAATGCTATTTTTCGTATTTCTCACTCCGCCTGACAATTCCACTACGTTTCCGCGTTTTCTTACCTGCGGCCGATGTCCGTAAACCACCTCATAATTCCCGTCTGGTGTTAATGTCACCCATCCAGAATCTTTTCCCTCTTCATAGATACCCGTTTTCACGACAGGAAGAAGCGTTTCGATTTCCGACACCTGAATCTCTTTGATGTGAACTGCAAACACCGGACACTCATCTATCAGATCTCCATCCTGCATATTTCCATGTGTATAATCCGGAACCACCGCCTCATTGCTAGAAGGTTCCCCTTGAATCACCACCCACTCCATGCTTTCAAGCTGTGATTCCGGGTCCCTGCTGTACCTTGCCACAATCAAATCAATCCGGTTCATCCCCTGCGTTCCATTACTGATTGTCACTGCGTCATAGGTATTCGGTGCCACCTCCGCAATACCTCCATGGTGGCACAGCATTCCGCTTCCGATATGAATGATATTATTGGACTGTGCTTCTGGTTTCAGCCTCTCTCCTTTGCTGAGAATATAACTTTCCGGCCCTATCACAGACTCAAAAATACTCCGGTGCTGGGTACTTGTCACATGCGGTTTCCCGCCGACTCCCGTAATAAACTCCATCTAATCCTCTCCTTCCAACTGATATTCAACGTTCATAGTTCCATAAGCATCCGTGGTATAAATGATATTCTCTACCGGCTTAGCCATATAGACTCCTGTCAGATAATCCCGGCCGCCCAGTATATCTCCGATTCCCACCTCCATCTGAAGATCCGACGTGTTCATGGTAAATTCCTGCCGGTTCATCAATTCCGCAAACTCTTCCCGTGCCTTTTCCTCCACTTCCTCCGTCTCCGTGGAAGTATTTTCATACACGTAAACTCTCTCGTCTATCCCGGTATAATACGGGGTCTTCCGGATGCTTCCATCTGGCCAGGCATACAGGTGAAATACATTCCGCTCTGCCAGTTCTCCCTTTCCGGCTACAATCATATGGTTATATCCATTTCGAATATCATTGAGCTGAAAATCCAGCCCACTGTCCGAGGAAAGCTCAATCTGCGAAGAATAGTCTATAATCGGAACCGCCTCCACTAAGACATATCCCGCGCGCTGGCTTTCTTCCTGATAAGTAATCCGCAGCTTATACTTCACGCTTTTCAACATCTTAATGATGCCGCTTAAAAGGTCCGTGTACCGCTCAAATTTATGGTTTTTTACCGTCACCCCAGTATCCGCCTCAGAGACCAAAAACAGCCCCTCAAACTCCGGCTCGATCAGTTCCTTCATCACCTCATGCAGTTCTCCGCTGATCCGGCGGTAATCCTGGCCGGCAGGCGGTTCAATGACCTTCCTGTTCAGCATCCCTCGCCAGGTAAGACCGCAGACCTTCACGGTCTCCAACGCGGTATCCGTATTCAGCCGGCCGATTCTTCCGCCGATTTCCGTTCCGGGTTTAAAGATATAGCCGCCGTACTGGTACGTATCATCCCACGCAGACCGATGCACAGACAGTTCAAAATCCTTCGTCTCATTCAGGTCAATATCCATGCTCACATTCAAAAGCGCTTTGATTTCCCTGCGCTCCGTATCCGCCAAGATCAGCCTGTCCATCGCGGCTCACTCCTCTCAATATAGATCACCAAATCAAAACCAAAGGTTTCCGGCCAGGTAATCCGCAGCGTCCCCGGCTCCAAATCATCAAATACGCTTTGTTCCATTCTGCGGCTGTTGAACAGGTTTTCCATCGTCCCATTGGAAAGATACTTTGTAATGGTATGCTTGTTGCTGTCCAGCACAAAATACTCACTCTGCGACAGTGTGGTATAGACCTCATAAATATGGTCATTAATCAAAATCCTCGGATTTTCCACCGGCCCATATACGATCAGCGTAAAAGGGCAGCTCCCCACATGGTCTAATTCCCAGAACTGGGTTCCCGTGTCCCCTGGCACATAATCAAAAGGATAGTTAAAAGGATAATTCAGACCTTCCTTTTCTATTTCTTCATCCTGCTTATAAAAACTCTTTTTAGACTCGTTAATCCAAAAAGGGCGGTCCGATATAATGGTCAGCGTAACCACCGTATAAATCCCAGCCTCCCACTCCTCTTTTTTCACAGCTTTCACAAAACATTCCAAATACTCATCGTTTACATAGAGTTTCCCTGGAGAATTCTGCAGCACATCCTCCGATACCGTATCCTCCAGCGCATTCATATACCCCGCAAATTCCGCCTTTTTACAGAAAACATCCAGCTTGATTTCTTTTTCGAAGCTTCCGCGCTCAAACCCATAGATCTTATTGCTGTAGCTGGTCTCCGTCCATTCATAGTCAAAAAATTCACCTGTGAGGAGACGGTATGGATAACTCATCAGATCAATCTTCTTTCCCTTATTGTTCACATAGCAGCACTTCATGACACTGAAATCGCACCTCCAATCTTTCCCCCAGGCGTTTTCGCTGCCCGGTTCAGATTTCTTCCATTCAAGACAATCGGACGTTCATCTCTCTGCCGGTTCAGTCTTCTCTGCCTGATCTCCCATTCATCCAAAATCCCCTGGTAATCTACAGTGCTCCGACTCAGTCCTCCCAGGCTGTTGTTTCCAGGAAGAACCGGACCAGCCTTTGCTCGGCTTTGCAGACGCTGCAGCGCAGCTTTGGTATCTGCGCCCATGACATCCGCCACATCCTTAACGCCCGCTCTTACAACTCCAATTCCGCCCATAAGCCCTGTTCCAATACCTGCGTCAAACATCTCTCCAATCTCCGCCGCTACCCTGGACGGGCTGTGAATCTTCAGATTCGCATTTGCCGCTGCCACTGCTGCCTGGGCAACTGCTGCCGCTGCGGCCACAACGCCCCCTTGACCTGCACGAATACCATTTGCCAGACCCGCGCTGAATGAGGTACCCGCACTGTAACCAGAACTGTTAAGCCCTGCACTGTTCACCGCATTGATCGCCGCACTTGCAAGGGAACTTGCCGCACCGCGTACATTTCCAGAACCAGACTTGATTGCATCCGCCAAGGCTTTTGCAAAATTTTGTCCCTCCGTCCGGGATTTCTGAGCGATATTTGCCGATTTCAAGCCCTGCAATATGGAATTCCCTGCCTGTGTTCCGGCGCTTGTCAAAGTCCCACTGGCGGAACTGATCGCATTGGCAAGGCCATTCATGGCCTCCGTGCCAAGCCGGGTAGACTCTGGCGTCAGGCTGCTGCCAGCCAGGGAATCACCAGCCGCATTTCCAATGTCTCCCGCTGTTCCCGCCACGCTGCCGGAGCCGCCCGACATCGCTCCGATCAGCTCCGCAATCGCCTGCGTGCCCTCCGAAGAATAGTTACCACCCATATTGGACAAATCAAGCCCCGTATTTGCGTTAGCCCCTACGTTCTGGCCCGCCAGCAGCGCGTTGCCAGAATTCAAGTTTAGGGTGTTCGTCACGCCATTTACCGCTGCCTGCGCATCCATGGCAAAAGAACCCGACATGTTTGAAGACTGCAAACCCGACTTTGCCGCGCTGCCCAGATTCATAGCGGCAAAATTGCTTGTAAAAGAACCCGTGTTCAGCGCACTGCTGACACCATCGGCCGCCGCCTGGGCATCTGCCGAGAAAGCCAGCGGCATATTCGATAACTGCAATCCCGTGTTGGCCGCATTTCCAAGATTAGAAGCCGCTGTCACCGCGTTTTCCGTCCCTGCATTCAACCCCATGCTAAAGGAATTCGCCGCTTCCTGCGCAACCGCGGCGCCAGAGGATGAGGCGCTTCCCTTGGCGCTTTCCACGCCCTTGGCATAGCCCTCTCCAGTCTTCTTTCCTTCCTCTTTCGCAGTCTCATCACCGCCGGTAAATAACTCCTTAATCACACCGCCTATGCTGGAACCGATACTCTTAATTCCATCAATGACGGCCTCTAGCACCTGCTTTCCGACAGCGACCCAGTCCGTCTCTAAAATCGCATTGGCAAAGGCCTTAAAAATTTCCGGAATCAAGGACAACAAGTCTGGTACCGCCTTTATAATTCCCGAAGCAAGTGTCGCGATCAGCTCAAAGCCCACCGTCAAGAAATTCGTAAAATTGGAAATAAACCCGCTCACCAAAGTCTGAATGAGCACTGGAATCGCCGCGACCAGCAGAGGAATCGAATTGACCAGCCCTTCCGCCAGCCCTGCAATCAACTGCATACCAGAATTAATTAACTGCGGGAGATTGGAAATCAATGACATCGCAAACGTGAGCACCATCTGCAAAGCCAATGGAACTAAGGTGGGAAGCTGCTGCGCAATCCCCGATACCAAAGTGCTGACAATCTGAATGCCTCCTGACACAAGTGCCGGGATGTTCGCCGTAATCGCCTGCAAAAGATGCTGTATCATAACCGACCCCTGAGCGATCAGACCAGGAAGCGCATTCACAATTCCATTTGTCAGGTCCGAGATGATTTTCGGTCCTTGCGTCTGTACTAACATCAAAATCTGGTCAATCTGGTCTCCAAAGGCACTGTACAAAAGCCCAAGTCCAGCCACGACAACTCCGACGCTGCCTGCAAAGGTAAGCGACTTCAAAAAAACAGAAGACAGGGAACTTACCTTTTTCAATGCATTCCCAAAAGCCGCCGACTTGCCCCCGGCTGCAATCAGAGAATCCGCAAAACCAGAAACCGCCTCGGCCGCCCCGCTGATCTTGCCATTGACGCTGCCTACCGCAGAACCAACCGCAGGAATCGCATCCGCCAGAACAGAAAAACCGGCTGCGGCTCCCCCGATTCCAGCAGCGTCCTGCGCAATCTGAGAGAGCTCCTCTCCAGACAAACTCTGCAGCCTTTCAGCTAAATTTCCGATAACATCCGTAACTCCCTGTAAAACAGGAATCGCATTTCCCAGCTCATCTAAAAATCCCTGGAACCCGCTTTCTGAAAAAGCATTATTTAGATTTCCAAGCATCTCATTGACCGCAGGCAAAACGTCTCCCCCGAGAACTTCCGACACTCCCGACGTAAGACTCCCCAGCAGCTGCATCGCGTTATCTTTCAATGTAGACAACTGACCAGAAACCGTCTGGGACTGCTTTGCCATAGACTGGAAATATTTTCCGCCCTCACTGGTAGACCTTTGCATGGATGCCGTGATCTCATCCACAGATATTGTCCCCTTTGAAATCCTGTCATATAAGGACTCCATGCTCTCACCAGTAGTCTGGCTGATTTCCTGCAATGGATTAAAGCCAGCCTCAATCATCTGCTTAATGTCTTCCAGCTGCACTTTTCCCGCAGAACTCATCTGTCCATATGCCGTTGCGATGCGGTTCATTTTATCAGCGCTGCCCTGAGAGATATCTCCCAGCATCATCATTCTGTCCATAGCCTCATCGGCAGTGAAGCCATAATTCATGAGCAGCTGGGTAGTTTCTGCAAGACCAGTCATTTCAAATGGGGTTTGAGCCCCTATCTGTGTCAGCCTCTGGACAATCTTTGCGGCTTCTTCTGCGCTGCCAGTCATAACTTCAAAGCTTGTCTGATACTGTTCAATCGTAGCGTTGTATTTCACGCCTGCCACAACACCGGCCCCAAGGGCAGCCGTGACACCAGCCAAGGCTTTTCCCGCCGCAGCCACCCCTGATTTTGCAGCACTATTCAGTTTGCTGATTCCCTGGACAAAACCACTCTCATTTATTTTCGTGTCAAAATTCAAATACCCGTCAGCCATGTCTTTTCACTCCTTCTTCAACACGGCTCACAGGCTCACAAATGTTTCTTAAATTCTAATCTCTACCGTTTTTCCGCACTTCTTACATTTCACATACACGCCGCTGCATGTGGCAGCATTGTGATAGATCAGCAGCTTCTGCCCGCAATCAGGACAAAAGTACCACTTCTTCTCCGTGGGAATCCGCAAAATCCCATCTGCCATCAAAACATTGCCCCAATCTGGTAATCATCCATTTTTCTTTTTTCACGCCTCTTCAACGCAATTCTCTTCTTGATTTCCTTCACCCTTTTTCGTTCTTCCTTGCTCTTGATCTGGTTTAAATCTACGCCACGGTAATAAATACGCTCCTGAATTTCCGTATCCGCCGGCAGACCGCCGAATAACAGCAGGAACTTCCACCAATGCAGATACGGGACTGTCTCCAGGTCGATCTGGTAAACTGATCGGAACGCACAATAAATACAAGTGGCATCCTGTTCAAAGGAAAACACTTCTTTGGATACTCCTGCCGTCCCAAAACCTTCCGCCTTTGCTTCCTCCCCATACAGCTCCTCTGCGGATAAAAAACCGCAGAGCGCTTCAATGGCTCCTTTCAGATTCCTTGGCAGAACATCTATGTACCACTCCAGCAGCATCTCGACCATCCAGGGCGTAAACCTCTCCGTATTCTCCAAAAGCATCTGCAGTTTAATCCACTCCCGGAAATCTGTCACAATCCGGTAATCCCGGCCATCGACGCGCACATTCTCTGGGAACCTCTCAAACAGAACATTCATGGGCGGTTTCGGTGCTGCCTCTCATAATTTCTGCGCTGCTGGCGGTTTCCCGCTTTATTCACCCGATAAGAAGAAAGTTTCTCACTAAGCTCATGGTCAGACTGAAACTTCAAGTCCGCAAACAATTTCACCGCCTCCAGCCTCTGTGAGAGAGAACCCGTCCGAAACATCTTCCCGCTGGCGCCCTGTCCGAAAATATGGTCGAAATAATGATCGTAACACACATTCTGCGCCCGAATCACCTCTGAATTTTTCCCGGTCAGAGGCAGCTTTTTCACTTCCTCATTCAGTATTTCCGCCGCGTCTTCCAGGCTTTTCGCCACATCCACATCCGTAAAATCAATTTCCATTTCCAAATTTCCAAATTTAAAAAGGCTCATCGGCTCATTCTCCTTTCCCTTTATTCCACCGGCAGTTCACCTTCTGTAAACGTACAGGTCTGCCAGTTGTCTGATGAAGTACAATACCCCTTTACAAATTCAGATGCCGCTGAAAAACTTCCGCTGTAGATCAAAGCATCCGTCCCATCGCCTACTGTATCTGGAATGACACTATAGGTACGTTTTCTAGCCGGACAGTTTCCTTTTCCATCGTCCGCAAAAATATCCACGCTGACGATATTCACCTGAGCTTCCGTCCCCACCTTCTCATCATCCACAATCGCACCAAGCTTTTCACAAACCGGGTCATTGGTGTAACGGTCAAATTCAAAATCAATCGCTGTGGCATACCCCACCACATCCGTACGTTCTGTAGCTTCGTCTACATACTGCCGGCTGTACTCTGTAGCCTCCTTACCTTCAGACAAAGATGTAAAACCCGTCATTCTGGTATAAGTCGTTCCTTCCCCTTCCACATCCAAGAAAGCCAGCCTCTGGTGACGGCCGACCAATGCTTTTGTCTTTGTTCCTGCCATACTGCTACCTCCTATTTATAAATTAATCTGCACTGAATCTGATATTTTCCCAGCTCAGAATCCATGGAAAATAAATACCCGCTCATCTGCACATCCACACGCACGGGCACATGCCCCTCCAGCTGCGGCAAACAGCCCTTCCGGTTATTTTCCTCAATCCATTCCTGTAAAAACTGATAAAATCCACTGTTTTCAATCCCTGTTCTGGCATCTCCGTCATAAGCCTCTTTACTCGTGATCGCAAATTGAAACTGCCGCAGAGCATCCCCATCTACGTACCGCCGATAGATCGGATCTCCGCCAATCGGGTCAATGGAATATGCCATCTCATCCGGCAGATAGTCAATATTCACCTTTCCGTCCTTTAGAAAATCACAAGTCAGAAGATAGTCCCGGATACTTTCAATAATCGGTTTACTGTGAGGCAATTCGTTCCGCTCCCTTCATAATCGCATCTTTGTGCGCAGCCTTCATGGTCTCAAACCATTTCGCCTTCGTCTTATGTTCATAGTACTGTCTGCGTGCATAAGGCGTCAGATACTGGATAGAACCGCTGCCAACCACCGTTCCCAGAGTAGCTGACTTAATCATCATGCCTGTTTTACGCGGGGTAAGGGGGTTCATATACCGCAGACATTCTGAATCCACGAACTGCTGCGCATTGCCAAAAGCGGCCCCTCTTTGCGGCCCAAAGCCAGGATTCCACTCCAACCTTGCCGTAACCGAACCTCCCCGGTTTGTACTGGTATAAACGCTTCCACGCGGCGTAGAAATCTGAAATTCTCTTCTTGACGCCATTTACGCACCTCCAATCCGCCAGTGAGGAAGACTGCCCAAACGGTTATCGGACCAAGAAGTGATTTTACAATACCGCTTTCCCAAGCGCTGCAGGTCTGCCGGCTTCTCAATATCAATGCCGCACTCTCCCCACACTGCCAAATCATCATTTTGCAAAGTCCAGTTTCCTAAAATATCGCATCCCCTGGCCTTCCACTCATCCTCCGGGATATAAGTATTCCTGCACGGCACATCCACGGGAATACGGATTTTATACACATATCCACTGTTCACCCCGGAATCACCGATGGAAACCCTATGGTCCACATAAAAATGCACGCCGCGGATCACCGAACGCTGCCAGTGATCCAGACGTGTCTTTTTATCATAATAATGATTATAAAGCGTGATGTCCGCATTGGTAATCATGGGCACACCTCACTTTCCGCCTCAGCAGCCCCGTGGAAAGCAGCCATTTCCTGATAACAGAAGATACCTTCCTCGAAGCCAGTTCTTCCGACGTCTCTCCGTCCTTCCCCTCTGTGGCAAAAGTAACAGAATAGCCGTCGTTGCTCTCGCTTTTTATCCTGCCTGAACCTGCCTTTGACAGATTACTGACACTGACGGAAAAGTAAATATCCGCAGCTTCACAGGCTGCATATTTGAGCTCCTCACCGGCATACTGATCGGCCTTTCCCATCGTCAGATATCGGATATACTGCGTGGCAGACAACATATGACGGTTAAAATCTTCCTCTTCCATCTGTCCATGATACTGCTCCCGATAGAACACATAATCCGCGTAACCCTTCATTTTCTCACCGCCTAAGCCATAATACCCGCCGCTTTCAGCTTCTCTATCACCGCATTAATCGCCGCTTTATTGCCATTGGAAAGCGTCACCAGGCTTTGAACGGCGGTCTTATCATAGGAATCTCCTGCCTCGGAAGCGTCCGCTGCAGAAACCGCCGCAACGGCTTCCGCCTGTTTCACTCCCCCTAAGACCGACGTTGTCGCCGCCGGAAGCGTATAAGAAGGACCGCCGGAACTCTCCGGCCAGTCCTGCGCAAGCTTAGCAATCAAATCCGCAATCTGATTTTCCGTTGGTTCCTCCTCTTCCCCGGTTACTTTTTGGTACAGTTGTTTCAAAGCTTCCGTGATCTGCATTTTACGCTCCTCCCTTCTCTTCAAGCGCCGGCTTTCAAAACCGCAAACGGGCATCTTGAAGATTTCGTTGGCTGAATGGAGTTGATCGGATTGGGAATCTCCCATCCCAGTCTCATGACTGCCCTCAATGCAACCATATCCTGCTGCATCAGGTTATAAGCAATCGAGCCATCCGTATTTTGAACCACGCCCTCCGTAAACAGCTTGAAAGTGATATCCTGGCGGATGGAATACACCAACTGGGAAAAATCCCCGGAGACCATCAACGCCTGAGACTTATCAAATGCACCGTTATTGGGGAATTGAATCAACGAACCATCCAAAGAATAATTCGTGCCATTTTGCATATCAGATTTAAAAATCGGATTGCCCGTGGAATCACGAAGCCCTCTTAACTTGGCCCTCATGGAGATATCCGCCATATGTCCATTGACAAAGAATCCATCCTCTTCCACCTTTGAAATGACTCCATTTTCACTCATAACCGCTTCAAAAAGATCATCCTTGGCATTCAGGGTCACTACATTTCCGGCAGTCTGTGCGGTCTTAACCACACCGTCTCTCCAAGAATCCGGCGCATTGGTATCAAAGATAATCGCCGCGTCAATCACCTTGCCAAAGGCTTCCTGTACCCTCGGCCTTACCTCAGCCCAGATATCATACTCTGAATCGTCCAATACCGCCTCTGGAATCGGAACAATCACTGCGATCTCCTCCGCCGTGATAATTTTTTTATCCCAGGCCATCTTCGTAGTCTTCTTACTGCCGTTGTCTCCATTGACAAAATAAGCCAATGGCATCATATCCAAGACTGGCATACGGTATGTCTTGCTGGACATATTCGGCAGTCTTCTTCCCATAGACAACACCGCAGACTGTGCAACCGTCCCCTGAATAATCTCCCTCGCACGTTCCTCCGGAATCAGAGAATCCGCTCCAGTCCGGTCAATAAGCTGTGCGTCACTGTCAAATAATCTAAGGTTCATTCTATTTTTCACTGCTTTTCCTACCTTCCCGCGGCCCTTCGAATCGCCGCATTAATATCCTCATTGCTGTTTCCTGCTCCGCCCCCATCTCCGGCCTGTGCACTGGTGCTCATCACTCTGTAAGGTTTTCCTGTAAACCTTGGATTCTCTTTCAAGAACTTCTCCGCCGCCTTATCAAAAGCCGTTTTCTCGTCCACCATCCTGGATACCTTAAACATTACATAATCCAGATCATCCGCCCGCACCCCTTTGGATGTGAGGAGCTTTTCATTTTCCATCTGGGTAACCTTCGCAAGCGCATCATCCCGCTCCTGCTGAAGCTTTTCCGCATTGGGCTGGTTTGCTTTCTGACGTTCCCGGTAATCGTTCAGTGCCTGCCTTACCTGCTCTTCCGTCATGCCCTGCTGCTGAAAATAAGATCTGAGCGCAGACTGCTCCGCCCTGTGCGCCCTCGCATTGGCGATCTCTTCCGCCTGTTCAAAGCTAAACGTCGCCTGCCCTCCGGCATTTCCCTGGCCGCCGTTGCCACTTCCGGTGTTATTGCCCTGGCCGCCGTCAGTGCCAGCTCCTGCACCGTCTTCAAAGAGCTGTAAATTCATTCTCTTTTTCATCTTCATACCTCCAATGAGTGGTTTCGTATAGTTTTCTGCCATCACGTTTCGGGCATAAAAAGAAGACGCTTAACCCTGCGCCTTCAAAGGGAGATGGAAGGATCACCTCCTGATCTTTACATATTCCGGATACTGATCTGCAATGTCGCAAAGAGCCATTACCATAGCCTGCCCCAGATCAGTACCCCAAAAATCACCCGGAAGATCACTGATCTCCAGGTGCCCACTTTGTATATTCAGCCTGCTGTCTTTCTTCTCTGCCAGATACCCTGCCGCCATCTGACTGATTGCAGATAATCCATGACAGACTTCTGGTTTTCCCGCATGGCCGTCAAAGACAATCTTATCCGGCTGAAGTGTAATACTTGTCATTTCTATCCCGCCCTTTCATAAGCCCGCGCAAAGATTTTCGGTTTGCATGGGTAAATGTTTGCTCCATCGCGGACAATATAATCCCCGATCTTGGCCTTTGCCCTGCCTGCCGCCGTCCGAATCGTGCAGCCATACACATGCATATGCCCGTCCAGCAGGCTGCGGTCAATCTCAATCTTTTCATCAATGACCGCCTGGGTAAACCAATCCGGCGCAATCATCTCCACATCCGCAGACAGCCGAAACGCTTCCACCTCCACTGGCTTTCTTCGATACTTCATGGTCTCCCTCCCTTCTGAAAATGGGTATAAAAATACCACTCACTCCGAAGAATGAATGGTATTAATCCAAATATTCTATTTTTTCGATTTCAGGCTCCGTAATTCCAACAAGATTCATGGTCCCTCGCAGGACCCCTATTTCAGTCACTTCCGGCTCATTATCAATTGCTTGAATAAAGTCTGTACAATGCCCTTCTATCACGGTTCCATCTTTACATGTTACCCTGACGTCTTTCCCAAAAGCCTGATGCATTTTCATTTCCATTTCATTTAACACTTTATCTCTCCTCTCTTGCTGGAACTATATGAACCCCATTTCCGGCATAATGGATCACAAATTTTCTTGTTTCTTCTTCTACTCCTGTCTCAGGATTTACCACTACTCCGATAATATGATCTGCCGTGACAATCTCTTTATGCACCCATTTGTCATCATGATCTCGCCGAATCCATCCACTTCCGGCATATTTTCTCACCAGCTCCTGAATTTCCGTTTCGGAAATGGTCAAATAACTCCTTCCAGGGATATAATTATTATGCCCTTTTATGTGCTTCCCTTGTTTTCCACCATGTATTTTGGTTGAGATGTTTCCAGAACGTATTCTTTTGCGTATCTCCACATCTGCTTCATATATTTTAATATTCTTCAGCAGATCACCTTTATTATACATGTTCTCCAGCCAGGATTCAATCTCCCTTTGCCGGTCTGTGGAAAGAGCTACCCTGCCCCGCATATCCAGATAAATCCGGTCGCGCTCCTGCTTCAATCCCATCTTTCTGGAAAATCTGGCGTATTCGTTTAGCTGCCCCTGGTACTTTGCCTTAGCAACTGTAATCTCTTCCGGGTCCGCACCGCCTGCTTGTAAAAGCCGTACCTTTTCCCGCTGTGCCCGCATAGCCGTTTCCATCTGTCTCTGCCGCTGCTTGGTTTCATATACCGTGTAGGTCTTTCCATGGTATTCTCTCGGTGTGTTCTCCTCCATGTTCTTATTTGCCAGCCATTCATCCGACCACTGCCGTTCTGAGATACCAGGGACGAAGGGATACCGCTCATGATAGCAGTTAATTCCTTCCAGCCTCGTCACTGTCCCCAGCCCACAGACCGTCACTAGCTGCTGCCTGCTCCATACCTTCCCCTGCCATACCTGGTGTGTGGGCCGGGCCCCGGAATGCCAGGCTATTTCAAAGTAATCTGTCTGAAGCTTCTGCGCATTATAATCTGATATATGCCCGGTAAGCTGTGTAATCCCTGTCATAACCGCTCTCCTGGCAGCTACGTCCACACGGTTAGCCCTTCCAGACGCATAATCAATCTGGCGCAGACCACTGTTGGTAAGCTGCGTCACCACCCGGCGCAAAACACTGTTATAGTCAAACGCCCCTGTGATGATCTCCATACACGCTGCATCCAAATACTTCTGATAAACCTCTGCCAGCGGCGTCAGCACTCGTTTCCCGTCCCCATAATCCAGATAGAAACCAAGGGACTGTGTGATATTTCGCAGGTCTGCGTCTGTCTGCTGCACAATCGCCCCGGTAATCTGCTGCAGCTGGTAGTTTTCCTCATAGGGGATATACTTTGTATTGACCTGCTCATAGATTTCCTTATTCCGTACGTATTCCCAGTCAATAACCTTATCGTACAGCTCAAACATCTGCGGGTAAGAGGCCTCCAACGCTTCCTTCAATGCCTTTTCGATATCCTCTGATGAATTTCCCAGAATCAGCAACCGGTTGATCTGCCAGTCTGCAGTACTGGTAATCTCACCAGCCTTCTTAATCCGCCGGACAATGTCCTGCATCATACGTTCTTCCAGATCAGAAAAGTTCTGGACAATCTGTGCCGCAAGCTTTTCTTTATATTCCTGATTCATTCAATCACCTGGTTCTGTTCCGGAAGGTTCTTTCTCGCCTCCTCCAGTGTTTCGCCATACCACTTCGCACGATATTCCTCATGCCGCAGAATTCCCATGCTCATATCCGTCCGGTCTGTAGACCGCTCGGCCTGCTTATCCTCAATAATCGAATCGTCAAAATCAATCACCATCTTTGAATCCGGGTCTGTCGGAATATTCATTTTCTGGCCAAGCCTCGCAATAATCCGTATCAGTTCCTCCAACGCAGATTGCAGCACAATCTCATGCTTTTTCAACGCCCGGAACATGTCTGAATTCTCGCTGATAATTTGTGTGGCCGTCTGTACGCTGCCATTGTCAAAACGATAATGATTCTGACCAAATCCGCACTTCACAGACAAGAAATTCAGGTTATCATTAATCCCTTTCTCATGAGCATCCGCCCGGAGATTCATGTCGATCTCTGTGATCGGCTTGCCGCCGTCTTTTAAAGTATCCTCCGGCAACTGATAGAAAGTGACGTCGTTGGGGTCAAATGCCGGATTGCCAAGAGGGTCTGTATATAAAAGCTCTGGGGCTACAAAAATCCTCTTTTTGCCGAGGACAAATTCATTGATGTAAGAATCATAAATCGTATCCAGCCCCTGCAAAATATCAATGGAATTTGCAAAGATTGCTATTCCCATCGGATTGTCTTTACTGTAGTTGTTTACGATATTCAAACGGTCAACTACAAACTGGCGCTCACTAGACCCCGTCTCAACCCATTCTGACAAGCCAGAGAAATCTTTTAAATCCTTCCACTTCTCAGAAGGTACTTCACGCCCCGCTCCATTCGTACACTCTACCACATGGTTTTCAATGACGTATTGGTCATTCTGCAGCTTATGAATCTGAATCTGTACATACAGCTTCGTCTCTATTGTTTTATAAAACACAAAAGCACACTCCGAAATATATCCATTACTCCACGACAGCGGATAAATATCTTCGGCTGAAACATAATTGATACGTACTGTTCCGCCGTCCACAATCTCACCATTTTCCGATACGCGGATAGCGTCCAGATACGGAATATATGCCACTGTGCCGGTATAGGCTTTCCGCTCCTGGTAATCATTTCCCATAACCCAGAAATTATTGTCATTTAGTACCTGTGTTACAAATTCATGAGTACTGGAATCCTGAATCGTAATCTGTACCTTTTCGTTCAGGAGCAAATCCGCAATATCCTCTGACAGCTTCTTTGCCATCCCCATGCCCAGACGCCTGCAGCTCACATAGCTCTTTCCGTTGTAAATCCGGTAACGGTGAAACTTTCGGACATTGCTGATATACCAGCTCTCCCACTCTGCAATTTTGACATAAAAACTTTTCTGCACGGTAGTGTACCCAGCCCTCTGCAAATATTTTACAACGTCCATGTTGTTATTCCTCTCTTTCTCCTGCCGGCAGGAAGTATTTCATCTTTGACCACAGCCCCATCACCAGATACCTCCAGGCATCACAGCAGTGATCGTCCACCTTCATCGGCTTTTCCTTGCCCGCCTCAATAGATTTTGGGTCATATGCATAAGTCCCCATCTCCCGAATCAAGTTTTCCTGTTTCTCAGAAACACTCATTACCTGATAAGTCAGCAGTTTCTGTACTCGCTGAATGCCAAGCCCTACCTCATTCTCCGCCGGTTTTAGAGAAATACTGTACGTTCTGTTCTGCGCAGCCAAACGTCTGATTTCTTCCGCCAGTCCTGCGGCAGATGGGTCAATAAAGACATAAAAAACACCGCATGAGTAAGTTTCATGCAGCTGATCCGTAAACTGTATTAAATCCTTTGCATAATCGGACGGGCTTTTCTGCTTTCCAGTATCCCGGCCGGAATGATAATATTCCCCCAGGCCCTCCAGGCGGCGCTTATTGATATTCACACCAGCTGCCTGATAGGTGGTAGCGTTTTGTTGGCCGTAATCCACCCCGATACCGATCATACGGAAATGTGCCTTTTCCGGTTCCTTCCTGTGTTCCTGGGAAAACATATAATAAATCAAATCATCAATTCCGGTACTGATTCCCAGCCACACCCAGTTATATTGCTTCTCATCCAGAGACTTCATCAGCTCTGCCGATTCGATCAAATCTTTCCCCAGCCATTCTTCCGGTACATCCCGATAATCCGTGTGAATATGCACACAGTCCGGCCGCTTCTCCATCTTTCGGCACCACTGATTCACCGGGGCATTAGGGTTCTTCGGAGGGTTATACAGATAAACCATCTGAAAACCTGAAGTATTTCCACGAATAAACGTAGCCTCAATGTTCTGCAGTTCATCTTCCCCTTCTCCATCCTCAAAAAACTCTGTCAGCTCATCCAAAATCACCAACTTAATCGGTTTGTCCTCATCAATGATGCCTTTCGTATCGTCGATGCCGTCAGACCCGGAAAAGTAAATCGTCGCCCCCGTCCTCCGGTACCGGATTTCCATAGGCGACTTCGTAATGTCAAATTCTTTCTTCGGAATCTTCAAACGGTTGATTCCTCGAAGCATCTCCTTATACACCGTTTTTCGCAGCTTATTGTGGTGTTTGCGCAGACATACCACGGACCCATGGGCATCACTCACAAGCCGATAATCTGCCAGAATCGCCGCAAAACTGGATTTTGTTCCCGCGCGGCCGGAAGTCAAAATAATGTGCCGGATATTTCGATTGTTGAAAATACGCTGGTACTTTGGAATAATAAGCTCCGATATCTTAACTGTCGTTTGGCACGTCATTTACAATCACAACTCCTTCATTCTCGGCAGCTCCCCCGAGATCCTTGTTCCACATTCCCAGATGCTTGCCGATGTCTACCAGGGCCGCCCGCTTATCGTACAACTTTACCTCTCTTTCCGTTCCGAACTCATTCGGTTTGATCTTAATTGACTGGATGCAGGCAAGATCATCGTCAGACGCGTCCTGTTTGATCTTCGCTGTCTCTGGGTCAAGAACATCCGTGATCTTTGCAAAACCAATTCGTGCCAACTCCTGCAAGACTCGGTCTTGATTAATGCCGGTTCGGCGAGATCTCTCCGCCATGGCTTTATCTATTCTGCTTTTGATTTCAGGTTTTCTAAGGTTTTCCCCACCGATCGAGCCTGCTGTATCTGGACTATATCCTGCCCTGATGGCGGCCTGAGTGGCATTCAGGTCAATCAGATACTCTTCTACAAATCTCTTCTGTTTTTTCGTCATTCAGGCTCACCTCCTTTACTGCATAAGAAAAGCACCCAGATCACTCTGAGTGCCTCCTTTTATTGGTTATTTACTTCGTCAATGAACTGCTGCATCATCTTCATGAGCTGTCCTGCTTGGCTGACATCCGCTTTGTCACAAGCCTGCGCAAAATCCTCTACTATTTTTCTTTTTAGTTTATATGACTTTGACATCCAACCGGCCTTCTCTTCGTATTTTCGTGTGGCAACTGTCTGTGGTTTAGGATTTCCTATTGGCATTAAAAGCACCTCACAATCACAGCAATCAGGAAAGCGATTAATCCCATTAGAATCAACACATGAAATACCAGTTTTCCACAATTCTTTACTAGTTCCTTTATCTCTTTATTCATCTTGCTTTCCCCTTTTGCATATGGTATATTATCAGTAGGAAGGTGAGGGGCCGAAGCCCCTTCCCTTACTCAAACAACTTAATCAATATGTATATCCATCCGACAATGGATATCAGCTTGATCACGAGCTTCTCTAGTTGTTCCAGCAACTTTTGAAGCTCTTTTGCTGTTTCTGTAAGGTTTTTGATGAAACGCATGATAGTTTCACCTCCTCCCTACAAGTATATAATACTATATCGTGCACCATATATCAATAGTTTTTATATCTTTTTACAAAAAACACCCTGTATTTCTACAGGGCATTTCTATAAGGGGAGAAAACCGGCCGCCGGGCTTTGACACACCGGCAACTACATTGTCAAGGATTTTTGCATTTCTGCTGTTTACACTATAACACAGATCAGTAGTCACATTCAGTCACATCTTAAAATTTATGAGAGCTTTTCCATGAATTCTAAGTACATGCTGCCTCCTGTAGTTCATCTTCACCGCAATATCCTCCCACTTCATGTTCCGTATGTATCGGTACACAAGTACATCCTTCTCATTTTCATCTTCCATTCGCTCAATATGATCTCGGATCTCTTTAAGGATCTGTATCCGTTTATACCGAGCTTTTATGATCTTTCTCTCCAGCTCATCCATCCTAGCCGCATACCCAGACAGATCGCCTCCGCCGGAACCATGCGGCATCCCATCCTGAATCACCGCGGGATACCGCTTTTCCCATTTCAGTTCCAGAAGTTCCTCATTCAGTCTTTCCAGCTGCCGCTTGGCCCGCTGGTATCCCCAGAGATACTCCTTTTTCTTTTCATTCTCTTCCTTCAGGTCTATTGCCCCTCACCCCCTCATCTGCCGGAACGCCCACCAAGTATAGCACTCACAGTATCCGCCAGGGAATAACAGGCGGACGTGATGCTTATATACCCCAGCGACTTTCACTTTGATTTTTCTCACGGTCTTTTTGCCGTGCTCTCCTTCCATAGTCGTTTCGGTTATGTAAATAGTTTCCCCTACCTTTATCCCGTGCTTCTCTTCCAGGCGGCGCTGCCTGTCTGCTTTCGCGATCGCCTGATCGGCGGTAGGGTCTGGGATTTTTTCATGATTCATCTTTTCTCCTTTCCGGGCGGTATGGCTCTGGGAGAGGCTGCCAAGCATTAACGTATAAATCATTGGCAATGCAAGTATCCTGTTCATCGCAATCACCCAGATAAAATGCCCCGCCCCCTTCTTCGTCTCTATCGTATCTTCCAACCATTGGAAGACTAGAATTCGAAAATGATAAAAGAAAATATTTGTCATCTTTCGGCAACTCACGTTCCACCGGAATCCAGCCATCATCTTTGGCAGCGACATTTATGTCGTTACCATCATTCATATGCTTGCGGATGATACACTCTATTGTTCCTATCGAAACACACATGGCGCCATACCCATCTGCTACTACTGCATATACTGATGATACTTTTATCTCTTCCAGAATCTTCTCTAATTCCTGCATGTTAGTCCTCCAATCTTTCATTCAACATCTCTATCCATTCCTCCAAAGTAATCTGTCCTTCCCTGTGGGATTTCTCCACTTCACTTTCTACTTCTCCAATTATCCTGCCAAGCATATTCAGTGCACTTTGGATATCTGCCCGTGGATATTCTTTGTATTGCCTGCACAGCGCTCTCCATGCATTATTAAAGCTTTCGATTACTTCTCTGTCTGTCACAGTTACCTCCCAAAAACGTCCGCATCATCCGCTCCCGATAATCCATTTTTTTCTGCTGCTCTTCTACTTCTTTGATCGTCCGGTCAAGCTTATACTCCATCATCGGCTCCACATCATCCTCAATCCCTAGCAAATATTCCACCTGCGGAGCCACATTCTTTACATCCGCGATCTCTTCGATCACAGGGCGCTTATCTCCTGTCAATGTATACTTGCTCAATGCCTGAACCAGCTCGCCGCACTCCTCTGCCAGCTTCCAAAGCTGCTTTTCCTGGTAGTGGTCTGCGATCTGGCGAAGCTTCTGCTGCCGTTC